GTTGACAAAGTGGTATTTTCATGATTTTACACCCAGGCGGCGATTTCCCAGGGCGCAACGCGGCAAATAGTAGTCAAAATCACCCCAATCCGCGCAATCAGCCCATGCTAATGCGGCGATATGGCTGTATTCTATTCAAAATTAACGAGATCCTCCCCCGTTTGAGCCTGACGGGAATTCATAGGCGCAATTCGTCACGAATCGGTCCATTTTGGGCCAGATCGCGATAATCAAACGAAAAATAGGGGTAGGAGGCACGGCACGGCACTAGGGTCAAGGGCGAACGTGGTAGATTATACTTCCCCCCAAACCAAGTCCGAAAAGACCTAGCAACCAGTTGAAAGCGACTACGCCCAACACCCATTGTGGCTAACATCAGCCATACTTGAACCCCCCTCCCCCCCAACGAGAAAGACCCCTAGTTTCCTAGAGGCCTTGAGATATTCTAGCGGTTGCAGACGGTAGCCCTACTCAGGGGCATCTACCTCAGCCTGTGCCCTTGCACAATGCACACACGGGAGTAAGCTACCCTCGTGCGCCTCCCGAAACTCTATGTCCTTCTGTGCGTCCACTATGTCACCCGATACTCGATAGACTGGGCAAGCCTCGTTGTGTGCGCCAAAGTGTAGCCCGAACTGGACAACGGGCGGAAGTTCTTTAACGTAGCAAGTACATTTACTCTTGAGCCAAGTGACCTCCGCCGAACCAATCTGCTTGGATGCCAGAGAATCCACTATGTATCCCTCGGATATCCGAAACTCTATGTCCACGTTGTATCCTCCTCAAACGTTAGAATGGGCACACCGTACACGATGCGCCCATCCCTTGTCAACTTGCCCAACTACCCATCATTGGTGAGTTACACCAATGGAGCAAGGGTAGCCGGGCCTTCACCCCGTGACGAGTGAAATTCTGCCACGTTGGGCAGTCTAGTTAGCCACCGCCATCATGACCAACATGGTCACGCCAGACGATAGGAACGCCGCCGATGTCATCCACCAGAACAGTTCACCAGTTGTCCACCGTTCACGTATCCCACCGAGTCCCACCCATGCCGCAACTCTGTCAACGATGGGCCGCTTGTCCTCTGTTGGGTAAGGTAGCACCGGAGTGATTTTGGGGTCGTTGTGGTAGTTAGGCATTGTTCATCACCTTCACGATTGTGTGGGTTTCGTCTTGGGTTATTGTGGGCATGGCTTCGTCATCGTCCCAGAAGTCACTGTTACCGGACACCGCCTGGACGATACCATTAGCGTCCAATAGTAGGTAGTCGCCAGGTTCATAGGTGCTTGGCTTGTATTGTTCCTTCACGTTGTCAGAGTACGCTAGGGCCGCTTTGCGGAAACGGTCATCGTCAAACCTTGGGTTATCTACCCGAAACGCCGCTTGGAATTTGGCCATCACATCCCAAATGGTCGGGGCATCGGTGTCCCTGTATAGCTCCGCAATGGTAGAGGCTACCATTACATATGTTGCCCTTGACCACCGGTACGCTTGCGGTTTCACGTGGTTAATCATCTAGTCCCACCTCCTCAAGTAGTTCTTTTGCGTCTGCCATGACTTCATCCGCTCTGATAGCGCATAGCCGCCATAATATCTCAGCGTCGTTCTTTGCGTCCTCCGGGTCAGCCTCCATCAGAGTCTCCAGGGCCACGGCAAGCCAAACGCTTGTTCCCTCTAGGTTCTGGATAGCCCGAAACCGTCCGAGCCAAGTTAACTCTAGCCGGTCGCTGTGGTGCTCCTCGTGTGTGTCACTCATTCGACACCTCCTGCCGGGATAATACCCACGCCTCCGGAGGTTGTCAAGGGGCGGGCCGGGGCGGTTCCGGTCACTCTGCCAACGTCCAGGCCAGCCGGTACCCGCACGAGCACCGGAACACCCCCACATACGGCACCAAGCGGCTACTATCGTTTGGGCAGTATTCCACCGGCCTCCGGCCATGACCGGCTTGCCGGTACTGGAGTGCGCGTATTTGGTGGGCGGCGATGGGCGGCAGCCACATTCTATCGGGTCCAATATTCACGACTTGCCCGTAGTCGTAGTCGTTCCCATAGTCTCTGTAATCCTCGTCATACATGATATCCCCACTAGCATTAGGATTAGGGCCACCCGCCGCACCGGAGTCCAAGGGATCAGGTCGTTGACGGCCATCAGTGCAACCAGTTGGCTTCGGGTTAGACCGAAACGCTTTGAGACTTGAAGATAGATATCCCGGCTACGGCTGATACCCCTGGAGCGGTACCGGCGATTGTTGGCACCGTACAAACTCCCGATAACGCAACAACGGGCCACGCCATGCTCACTGACATGACGTAGCCCGTAGCGGCCATCGGCTCCATGCCAGACAGCCCGGACGGCTATTGATAACCTCGTCACGTAGCCCGAAACTCTCGGTACGTGCTCCAGAACTCGGTGGACAGTTTGGTGTTCTTGACCTGTGCCAGTTCGGCTTTGGTTGCTTCTAGTTCGGCTCTTGCGTCGTTCCTATCCTCAGTCACCCATTCTATGTACTCGGCGATGTCTTGGATGTCCAAGTCTAGGTACTCGACCTGTGCCACCGGCTCCTGGGCGGCTGGTGGTGGCACCACGATGTCGGATACCAAAGCCTCATGCGGCGTGATGGTCGGCGGCAGTTGGCTTCGGCCTTGGATGACCCCGGCTGTTGGGTTAGACCCAAACCACGGCTTGCCGTTCAACTCCATGCAGTCCTGTGGATAATGGTCGATGGCTCCTAACCTCGTGAATAACACCCCGCAATCCCGGCATTTGTAAGAGTAGGATGGGCTTATCCCGGCCTTGGCCGCATACGAGGTACTGTTGGCGAATCGAGTCTTCATGTTAGCCGTACCGATAGGGTTTACGGTTTCCCTGGCGGCATACGTGCCCCTGGCTTTCCCTGCGTCGCTTCTCTGTTTCCGATTCTTCTGTCTTGCCATTGTCTCTACTCCTTTCCTATGGATCTAGTAGGTTTTACTTCCGACCACGAGAACCCATTGTAAAGGTACTCCCGGCCATTGACCAGCTTGATTGCCTCCGCTTCATTTTTGATTACCGGCTCAACGTAACTATCGGTGTCCCAATATGGCGTGTAGTCCATGTCTAGGTCGTAGTAGTCTCGGTGGCTAAATTGGGCGGAGCGTGTCATCGGCTTGTGTGATGCGCCATGAACACGACTAAGCCAAGAACGGCCACCAGCAAAATCAGTTCTAGTACGATTGTAAGCATAACGCTTGTTCTTGTTCCTCTCGTAGAAGTTCACCAGCTTTTTGAGTTGCTCTCGCAGGATGTTTGTGTCCCAATCACAAGCCAGAGTATGCTCGTGGTCATAGCCGATGCCCACGTTGACCGCCTGGACTCCGAGGTGGTCGAGGTAGCCAATGTCGGAGAATGAGCCACGGTCGATGCGGAAACCGGCTCTTGTTAGTTCCTTGTTCCATTTTTTGCTGCCGTACTGGTACAACACGCAACCGTCCTTCCGACGGTCAAGTTCAAATATCCAATGATAGGCTTTGCCATTCGGCGGCTCAAAGCTACCGGCTGTGGATTGTCCAATCTCCTCGTTGTCTGTTAGTAGGATGTCGTAGTTCATGAACTCGGGCAGCACCGACAACAATGCCCAGACCCCCAGCCTATCGTCCAGTTGCGGGCCAGTTTGGTGAAACTTGGCTAGTTGCATCGTCTTGTTGTGTGCTTCTAGTCCGGTTTCGGTTTGGATACTCCGGTGGTTGTCCACGGTGTCGATGTGGCCAACGGCCAGGATGTCAGCACCGTTGTCTTGATAGATGAGGTGTCGGGTTGGCAAGTCCTTGATTAGCGACTCACCAAACTGGCCAAACCACCAGCGGTCAGCGCAAAGCACATCTGTTAATGTTGGATTTAAGCGTACCATTTCACTCCCCTTGTTCGTGTCCATCTGTCGCTCTTGGGCGAACGCCTCGCATGGGTGGTTATACAGTCGATGCACCACACCCCACTGAGAATAGCAGGGCCATACTTCTCCCCATTCCCATTGACTCGTTGGATTTTCATGGGACGGTTTGCTGTAAACGAGGTATCCTTCCGACAATTCTCACAGAATGACCGTCCCGGCTGATGGCGGCGGTTGTACTGGTAGTCCAGTCGATTAAATATCCAGTCGTACTCGTGTGGCTTGACATCACCAAACGTGGTTATACCTGGGCTTATGTCATTGGGTAACAGGCCAGTCAACTTAGTGAATAGTCCGGCTAGTTGCGGGAGGTGTAGCGATCCATATGGGTTGTGCATGATGCCGGTACGTCTATCACCTGTCCAGCGTCCACCGAAAGCCTGTTGCCATCCTGGCTCATTGGTTGCCGGTACGATTCGTTGGTTAGCGGGACGATTGCCCCATCGCTCACCACGGCGGCGGTTGCCGTCTGGCTGTACTCCTTCAACGTTTGGCTCCTCTAGTGCTGCTCCTGGACGCTCGGCTAACCTCCACCACGGCACAAAGAACGCTCTTGAGCCGTCATTCCTTATGTCCAAGAGATAACCATTCTCATCACGCTCGTTTAATATCTCTGGATAAGAGGATTCCATTGCTTCTATGTAGTGTTCAAGTGTCTCGGCATGGTAGTTCCGATGCTTTGGGCTATAGTGGACACGAAATGCCCACGTACCTTCCTGACCCATACGCCGCCGCTCTCCGGTGTACCCTTGCCAGTAGCAGCTATGTTGGTCCCCGAAATCACCAGCGTTCCACGATAGGTGGTCAACGATGTCTACCATATATGTACCCACCGGGAGGATTGTTAGTCCCTTGTCGCTGGCGTTCTCACCCTTGAATCCGTTGAAGTACCTGTTAATAACGTGGAGTATCTCTGCGTCGGTTTTTTCAGCGTATGCGGCAACCTTCATACGCAACGTACCGATGCTATCCTCCGGAGTGATGTCCAATCTATGTAAGGTGTTTACCGCCACTGGGAAGCCATCCGTAAGTTTAGGTGCTGGCACCAGAACCTGAGATGCTTCTAGCATAGTCATTACAGTGACCACGTTATTCCTCCTTGTCTCGTTCTATTTTCTCTAGTATTGCGGCTTCTAGCCATTGACCTATTGTTTTCCCATCTGTCACAGCCCCAATCTTGGCTAGACGATGTGCTCCTGGGCGAATCCGCAAGGTGTAGAGGTGAGTCGCCTGTTCGGGCCAAGGATACCATTCTGGCTGTGACATTCGGCCTCCTTCTATTGTATATGCTCCTAGCATGATCTCATGTATTCAGCGGGTAGAAGATTTACCCCTAGGGCCGATTACAAAATGGCTGGCTAAACCAGCCGACCCGCCATGCTTCGGAGCGATTCCCAAAATTAAGGCTCCTAGCATACTCCCATCTATTCGAGGAGGTGGTTATGAACACCCACCGGTATGCTTCGGAGCCTGTACCCATTGTTGGTGCCGGGAGGTGGAGTTGAACCACCATCTTGCGATTGAGTGTCGCACGTCCTACCAAACTGCCGATTAGACGACCCCGGTCAAGCCACAATACAGACCCCGGTACGGTCTGTCAAGACCCAATTTTCCAGGCTCAATTCCGGATTTCGTAGGCTCGGCTACGACTTCCGATGGGTATCCCGCCAGGGCCATGGGTACCCCGCCCCGCGGGGCGGAGGCGCGCCCGCCCTGGGGCCGGGTCGGGTCACTCTCGGCTGACATCGGCTATGATCGGCTATCAGCGACTCGCAATTTTCTGACAGTGACTAGAGCCCTAGATATATATTTTCAAATAAATATTTCAGAAGGTATTTAGTCAACGTCACTTTTCTGCGAGGGGTTGACAAGTCGGCTGTGAGCGTCTATGCTCGTTCTATTCAAAAAATTTGGAGGTGCCTATGAGTACGGAAGAGCTTTACCGACTGCTAAGGGACAGAGAGTTTACCATAGAGGATGTTATCAACGCCATCATCCAGATCAATGGGATAGTAGGCGTGGGTAAGATCAGTCTAGGTGACACCCTAAAGAACTACTGCTACACCAGAGCCAAGGACCATCAATCCAAAGGGGTTGATAACGTAGAGCTAAAAAGTGGGATCGTTGCCCCGATTGAAAGCGACGACACCATAGGTATTGACTGGGGAGGACAAGTGTGGCAATCAAACCACCGCAATGGCACGACATAGTAGCAGAGTATCTACCTGGCTGTGAACCTGGGGTTGCTACATGTCTGGCATCTGCGTGTTCACTACTGCTGGAGGACAGCACGGTCTGTCCAGCTCTAGTGTTGGTTGGCCCACCCTCGAGCTTCAAGACCACCATCGTAGGTCTAGTCGAGATGGAACCACTTACAATGGTACTGGATAACTTCTCATCCAAGGCTTTTGTGTCGCACTATGCTACCAAGCAGGTGAAGAAGCTGAAGGATGACGTGGACATGCTGTACAAAATCAAGCACAAGCTGCTCATAGTGCCAGACCTGGGTCCCTTCTTCAATAGAAGGACAGATGACCTGGCTGAGAGCCTGGGTGTGCTGACGCGTGTCCTTGATGGACAGGGCTACGTCTCCCACAGCGGCGTACATGGACAGCGGGGTGACCGGGGCGACTATCGCTTCGGTCTACTCGCCGCCACTACACCCATCGGTGGCCAGGTATGGAAGGTGATGAGTGCGCTTGGTCCTCGTCTATTGATGTTCAACATCAAGGGGCAGGGGTCATCCGTGGATGAGCAGGTGGATGACATGACCCACCCGCTCACGTTCGGCCAGCGCCTAGCTCAGTGCAAGGAAGCTGTGCAGGATACATTTAAAAGAGCGTGGGACGCTGGTGGAGCCAAGGTCGGCGGCCTTGAGTGGGATCGGAAGGGTGATGACAGGCGGATCCTAGCAATGGTTGCCAGACTAGCTGCCCTTGGCAGTGTCATGCGGAGTCAGACAGCCAGGGAGAAGCGGACAGGCGCCGACGACTATGAGTATCAAGAGGGTGTGCTCGAGGGGCCAGGCAGGTACCGTCAGTCACTGTACAACCTGGCCAGGGGCAGTGCAATCTCAAGAGAACGTAGGACACTAGAGGTAGAGGACCTGTTCCCGCTGTTGGGTGTGGTCATGAGTACTGGACCCACGGAGCGTGTCAGCGTCATGAAGTATGTGGCATCTGGACGGTCATTGACCGTGAACCAGGCCCAACATGTCATTGGACACGCATGGCACACAGCTGACCTGGCCCTCAAGTCTATGATTACAATCGGACTACTGGAGGGGGACAATGAGGTTGTCCTCGCAGAGCAGTACAAGTGGCTCATGCCACTATGGAAGGAGTACACATGTCAGAATTTAACTACTACCTAGAGGGCGACGAGCTCTGGTGTGAGGGGGTGCGCTTAGGTCCCAGCGATGCTCTCTTCCTAGACACACGCCAGACTGGTCTAGTCAGGTGGCTAGAGAAGGTCCAGCCAGAGGCTGGGTGGCCTAGACTAGTCACCTACCAGCTACCCTATGGAGACTACGTGTTCGTGTCTAAGAATGGGGTGGTAGCCATCGAGTCCAAGACCATCCCTGACCTGATGGGCAGTTACGAAAGACGTCGTCTGCAGAGGCAGCTACGACACCTCCTGACAGCTGCACCCATGGCAATCCTGGGGATAGTAGTGGACAGCATCACACCAGAGGGTGTACCATCGGAGATACTGCTCGACGTAGCCAAGTGGGACATGAGTTTGGGCAGTACCATATTGATACCCAGTAGCTATAGCGAATTGATTCCATTTCTGGTAGAATTACGGGCAACCATTGCACCCGGCGCTCATCTACTAAGTGTAGTCGCTGGCACTGATGCACCGAGGGTGCATGTTACAGATTGCTCGACGGCACTTGAGCGCCTGTTCAATGGGGTAGGTCGTAAGACAGCAGTAGCTATAGCTGAGCACTACGGCCAGGACCTTAGGTCCGCACTCAATGCAACGGAGGAAGAGTGGTTAGCGATACCAGAGGTGCACAAGGGAATAATAAAATCAAGAAGGAGACTGGTACCTTGTACGAATACAGTGGAGGTAATGGGAGGTCAACCATGAGAAGAGTTACAGTTACAGAGCTAGACCAATGGCAGGACTGCCCAGCCAAGTGGTACTACAAGTATAAGGATAGGCTGGCCCCCACTAAGGGAGAGTCCATGGGCAACAGAGCCTATGGCACACTAGCCCACAAGGGTGCAGAGGTCCGTCTACTGCTAGGCAGAGACGACTATGAGCCAGCTGTTCGGATGCTTGCAGACGAGATAGGTGCAGACGAGAAGGCAATCCAGTCCGCCCTCGGTGCAGTCAGGGGCATCCCTCAGTGGGTGTGGCAGCTTGATAGGCCACAGGTAGAGACGGAGATTGAGCTCTCTGTCCCACCTGGTGAAGACGACTTCCACTACGGGGTGGGTGAAAATGAAATCACCTTGGTAGGTCACCCAGATGTGTGGGGATTCACAGGTGAGAATGAAATCCTGGTGATCGACTTCAAGACTACATCTGAGTCACCCAAGGCACGACTGAACAAGATCTACGCCCATGAGGTGCAGCTCAAGAGGTACGCGGCCATCCTGTACAAACTCATGCAACAAGGGCACTTCGGACCTCCGATTTCCAACCCAATTGTAGGCTACCAGTATATCGTGATAAACTATAAAGGTAATTGCGAAGTAGGGGGGTTAAATTTCCTTAATCAAAAAATTGTGGACTACATCCTTTTCCAGGCATTTAGAGTCGCCAGGCAGATAGGTAGTGGTCCAGACGTAGAGAACTTCGGTCCCTTGTGTGGGTGGTGTGAGTTCTGGCCCATCTGTGAAGCAAGCTTGACAGGTGGTGACCCCAATGATATAATCGACACAGATTTTTTAGTGAGAGAAGAAAGATGAAGGATACACAGATACCAGTAGAGCCATTAGCTATGGGAAAGAAGGGGCAGTACCCGAAGTGGATCATGGAGCGGCTTGAACATGCTGGACATGATCGGTACAATCTAGGCAGAGATTTTGGAGGGACCAACCACTGGATTGATCACTTCGGTTCCCTCAAGGATGACCCCGAGGTCTTTATATCCGAGCCCTACGGACTGGTCGGGGATGACTTTCCCAACATCATGGCCTTCTGCGATGCAATAGGTGGCAAGGTTGAGATACAAGCTGCAAGCACACACTACCCAACGAGGACGTTGAGGGTGATAATCACTAAGAAGAACAGAGAGCCGATGTTGCTGGAGGGAAGGGAGTATGTATAAGATGCTCGGTTACGGAGCGGGTGGCTCCGGAAAGACAACACTAGGAGTCAGTGCATTCTGGGACTTCGACAACTACGAGATGATAGACAAGGGAATCTGGATCAGACTGGGTCAGGAACGCAACGACTCTCTCCGTGTACCGGATGAGTATGTACAACGATTTGCGGTGGACCCGTCCAAGCCAATGAACTTTGTCGGAGAGCTGAGAGAATACCTCAAGGCTCTGCAGGTGGCAGGCTCCAAGGGTCAGGGACCCAACTGGCTGGTGTTCGATGGTCTCACCGAGCTAGCCTACGCAGCCTCGTTCGCCTATAACCTAGCTCCTTTAGATCCTGGAGATCGCTGGGGAGAGTGGCGATTCCAGAAGGAGACCGTCGGGCAGATATTCCAGCTGCTTGATGCCGATGCACTCAACTGCAACATCTTCGCCACCGCAAGGATAGGTGAGTTTAGGAAGGGCATCCAGAACAAGCAGTCAGGTGCGGTCCAAGGCCGTGACCCTGAGTGGCTGTCCGAACAGAAGTACTTCCCCCAGATGGATGGGTGGGCACGACACAACTTGATATCATACTTCGAGTACGTGTTCTACCTAGAAGAAGAAGCGGCACCAAAGAAAGGAGGGATGCCGATACACAGATGCCACCTCATTACGAACGGGGACTTCAAGGTCAAGAACAATGACAGTCATCGGTGGGAAGCTAAGAAGCTACCGATATGGGTGGACAACCCACGCATGAGTGACATCGTTTCGATACTTGAAAAAGCAGGGGAACAAACAGTACCAAATAAAGAAAAGGAGAAAGTCTAATGGCTATCCAGCCTAACACGAGATCAGTAGTAGACATAGTCAAGGAGCTGGAACAGGAGTACGGATACACGGACAACGTACCCCAGGGTAACCAGCACATCACCTTCACCGACCGCACAGGTGTGGTGGAGGACTCCCACCCGCCTCGTCTCCGCTTCTCCATGCAGGTGGCATGCGGACCAGACAAGGGCCGGTACATCTCGGACTACTCTAGCTACTTCGCATCGCTGGAGTCCAACTCGGAGAAGTCCATTGAGGACCGACGCATCACCACCAAGAACATCTTCATCCGGAAGCTTGGTGACCTGGTGAAGGCCGTCGAGGACCCCAGTAGTCTAGTCGATGCCTGGCGGACGATGCCCACGACCAACTTGGAAGCTGACAACAAGACCATAGTAGACTCTGAAGCTGCCATGGCGGACATTGCCAGCGCCCTCGAGGACCAGGACGTCCATGTATTCGTGGTCGTCAACGAACGGGGCACCGCTGTCCGGTACTTGAAGCAAGGTGACCACCGTGCAACCTGCACTTGCATGGTGTCTGACCGGGCCAACCCCTTCGGGGCGTAGCTCGGCACCTCCTTCTCACCCGCTGGCAGACCGGGCAAAGTCTGCCACTTAACAAGGGAGATGACATGCCAGTTACTACACAGATGAGTGTCACCCTGGACATGGTATCCATAGAAGGGGAGACGTATAAAAAAGAAATTACCAACGTGGTCCACTTCAATGAGGGCCGCAAGATTATACAGGTGACCAGAGCTGATGACCCAGCCAATAGGGCCTCGCCCTACAATGTGTACGGCTTTGACTTGAGTACAGTCCTGGCCTACGACATCAGGTGCACACCCGACACAGTGCAGGAGAATCTAGAGGAGAATGAATGGTGGGGGGTGGAGAACTCAAGCATCCCAATGTACAACGATCCACCACTAAGCATAGATCCTATGGATAAACTAATTCAAGATGAAGAGGACGAGTATGGCCAGGAGAGTTAACAATATAGTCAAGCATGCTGTCTGGCAGAAGTATGCTCCACGTGTTGACGGGGAGATTGATCCCATGTGTCTGTACGTAGGACCTCTGATGGATGGCATGGGGCAGTTTATGCCAGAGCTAGGGGACATGCTCATGCGTAGCAGTCGTGACGAACGGAATGACGCAGCAATAAGGACGCGTATCAAGCATTTCATTCAGGACCTAGTCAACCCAAGGACCGGCACACGAGCTGGATCAGCTGGCGGTGACGTAGCTGGCACTGGCTTCGGGACTCTGGTGTTCCAGAGGAGGGGCGGCAACCCGGTGGAGTTGACGAGGCGGACACTGCTGGAGCAGGAGCCGGGTGAGTACATGAATAGTGTGGAAGTAGTCACCGACAACAAGGGGAAAGACTTGATAGTTAACGTGGTCCGTGAGCCCGGTAGCTATAAGATAGTGGACCCCCTAATCCGTGAAGACAACCAGCACTTCTTGCACTACCTGATGGTGGGCGACAAGTTCAAAGCAAACTTCTCATCCAGAGGTCGTACCCGCATGCTCGAGTATGACTTGAGGCCAGTGAGTGAAGGCAGCAGTGTGGTGAGTGCGCCAGCTAGCATTGGTGAACGGCAGGAGATATTCTGATGGACTTCCCCGACTGCCCACTGAAGTACCTACAGGATGAGGGTGCGGGTCCTGTCCCTGGTGACGGACCCATACCTGCTACCATAATGATCGTAGGTGAGGCACCTGGTGCTGCTGAGGCAGTCAAGGGGCGCCCCTTCGTTGGGCGGTCGGGTATAAGACTGGAAGCTTTCCTAGGCATAGCTGGTATCAAGAGGGAGGACGTGTACATCACCAACGTAGAGAAGTACCGTCCGCCTGGTAACAGGAACCCGTATGCTGCTGAGGTCAAGGTCTGCTCCCCCTACCTAGAGTGGGAGATAGAGCAGGTCAACCCCTCTCTCATCCTAGCCATGGGTGCGATAGCAGTCAAGTGGTTCTTGGGCTCACGTGTCAAGCTCAAGAAGGATCATGGATACCCCTACACGTGGGAGGGCAGAGAGGTGGTCCCGATGTACCATCCCGCTGCCACCCTACACAACCATAACCTCCTGCCTGTGCTGACAGGTGACTTCCAGCGCCTGTACAGCATAGTCAGGGGGAAACTCCCCGAGCCAGATGTCAATGAGTACAGCCTCGGGCAGTCGGGGAGTGACGTAGCTCCAGGTGCCTACTCCACAGGGATCATAGGCTTTGACCTGGAGACCACTGCCCCCACTAGAGGCAGGTTCTTCGCTGCTGATGAGGCAGAGATCGTGGGGTACTCGGTGTCTAGTGCTCCTCACAAGGCTACCTATATCCCTGACACTCCCGGTGACCTGCAGGATGTGCTGGAGAACCCAGCCATCACTAAGGTCTGCCACAATGCAGCCTTCGAGTACATGAAACTAGGGCAGATGGGCATCACACTGAACAACTTCCAAGACACCAAGCTGGCTGCTCAGGTGCTAGGGTACCCATCGACACACCTCAAGACACTGACCAGGCAGCTCCTTGGTGAGGACCCCATCACCTACGAACAAGCCACGACCAATGGTCCACTATCAGAGCAGTCCCCCGAGGACATCAAGGACTACGCAGCCGGTGATGCTGACCACACGCTGCGTATCTGGGAGCACGAGAGGCGTCAGCTAGAGGGGTACAACCTGTGGCATGTGTACAATGATATAGAGCTGCCGCTTGTGCCTGTTGTGTCGGAAATGGAACGGTACGGAGTGTTGGTGGATGAGTACGCCGCATTCAAGGTACATAGCCATTGCGTAGACCAGCGGGGCAAGTCGGCAGCTGCCCTCCATAAGCTCATTGATGTGAGTAACCCGGCGAGTCCGGAGCAGCTAGCCCATGCCCTGGAGAAGATGGGTGCTCCACTAGAGGAACGTACACCTACCAAGGGAGTCTTTGTAACGGACGACGATGCCTTAAATAAAATAAAAAACTGGAACCCGGAGCTTATAGATGGGATACTTGAGTACAGGAGGTGGGGGAAACTGGGGTCGTATGCCAACAACTTCATCGTCCTCCGAGGTGAAGATGGACGACTACATCCCACAATACATCAGGCTGGAGGATTTGAGGAAGGCGGTGGGGGCGATAATCTTGGACCTTCAACAGGTCGCCTTGCGTACGGAGGACCCAACCTTCAAAACGTACCTCACCGTGGAGATCCAGAGATGGTTAAAGCTATTCGAGACTGCCTTGTTGCCTCTCCAGGAATGACACTGCTGGCAGCAGACGTGTCACAGGAGGAGCCGAGGTGCCTGGCCTTCTTCTCTAAAGACGAGCAGATGCTGGCGGACTTCCGTAGTGGCCAGTCGATCTATGGGTTCATCGGCCAAGCTCTGTTTGGCAGGGAGATAGACAAGCATGCTGACCCACGTGAGTGGTGGGCTTCGAAGACATACTTCCTGGCACTAGCATACGGTGGGTCACCGTCGAAGCTCCAGGAGATAATGCCTGAGCTGTCCATGTCTGCAGCCAGTCAAGGAGCACAGCGTCTGTCATCCAGGTACAGGTACATCAAGCCGTACAGAAGGGAGGTGGTGCAGGGACTGATAGAGACCTACGAGGTGCGAGACTACTTCGGTAGGCGCCGACAGTTTCCAGCCATGGCTGCGGACTCCTGGGCAGACAGGGACAAGGCCAAGAGACAGGGGTTCAACTTCACTATACAAGGACCCCCTGCCTCGATCATCAAGATAGCCATGGCTAAGCTGCACAAGACACTGCCCTCTGACTGTCACATACTACTGCAGGTGCATGACGAGCTGGTGTTTGAAGTGCCAGTGGACAAGGTTGAAGAGGTGTGTAACATGTGTTACGATGCGTTTCAGGTACCTGACTTTATCGAACTACCAATGGAGTTTTCATCTGGCTATGCCTGGGGATCTCTTCGACCTATTACCACCAAAGTTTAAAGTGTGCCCTCATTGTGGGGGCATGATGTACCGAGACGACATGGATAAAGTCTGGGTCTGTCTCAACTGTGCTAGACGTTTTTACGATAAGGAGTAAGATGACATCACCAACTGATCCGAACAGATGTGGATGCGAAGGGTGCACGTGCGGGGCGAATGAGCACATCAGTCGAGTCTCCGGTACTTCAAGGCACGTGAATAAGGAGATACCACACTTCCACTACATGGACAAGGACGGCAACACCCACATTGAGACCGCTGACGGAGAGCTCAGTGCCATCGAGACCAATGCGGTGGAGAGATTGATCGAGGAGCATAGGCAGCTCGAGATGTTTGATGCTGACCCCACGTACGGTGGTATATTTCCCGAGGAATTTGAGGACCTACAAGACGGAGACATGGTGGAGGAATCATGAGAATAGCGGCGTTCGATCTAGAGACCACGGACCTCAAGGCCAACATGGGTACCATACTCTGCGCGAGTTTCCAGCAGGTCATGCCACCTATACGCAAGTTGATGGAGGCCACTGACATAGCTGTGCCTAACCCACCAACCTACACACTCAAGATAGACCTGGATACCATGGACCCACACGACCCCAACCCTGACAAGGAGCTGTGCATAGCTATCAGGGATGAGATTGAGTGGTATGACCTGGTGCTCTCCTGGAACGGTGTCATGTTTGATGCCTCCTTCCTCAACGCCCGCCTCCTGTACCACAAGGAGAGGCCAACACGCTTCCAGTTCCACAAGGACCTCATGTACTATGCCGGTCAGTCACATAACAGGATAGGCTCCCGGCGCCTGGAGTCAGTTCAGCAGTTCATGGGGATCGAGGAGCAGAAGACCCGGCTAGACTGGGACATCTGGAAGAGGGCCATGCGTGGGGACAAGGCTGGTCTAGATGAGGTAGTCCGTCACTGTGAGATAGACGTCCGTGTACTAGCCGAAGCTTACTGGAGGTTGCTACCCTATGTCAGAAACTTTCATAAGGCGGGATAAGTTGCAAGACCACAGGAGACACAAGTGCGCCTGTTGTGGGTTGCCTCTCCTCATGCCCTGCCCCTACTGCAAGCTACCCTTGGACCTCAGTCTTGCGCCACCCGATGATCGGATGGGGTGGAGTCCGGAAAGAGTAACAGGCCTTGACTTATCCTGTCTCTTCCTGCACAACAACCACAGGATTCTCCGCATGGCCATGGAGCGCCGGTCAGGCAGGGGGATATCCCAAGAGACAGAGTCTAGCTGGTCTATCCATGACAAGCCCGAGTGGTGGGAGGATATACGGGGGCTTCTACCATAGGTACTTCTGTATTACTACCAGGCAGTCAGGCGGATTGACAACTAGCCACCAGACCCCAACGGCGACTACGATATCCGCCGCTGCCGCCACATACATCCCCAGCAGCATCCACTTCATTAGCTGGTGTTAGCCTCCTGCAAGACTAGTCTCCAAACTTCCATACCCTCTACAGCCTGGGAGCTATCCTCGGGCTGTCTCTCTAGTGCAAGTATGTGCACCCTAACAGTGGTCTCTGCCCCCACCTGATCAAAGTCATGTGTCAGTACAAGGGGGTAGACCTGTGTCTCCAGTGTGTCCAGGGCGGACACCATGTTGGCCTTAGCCACTGGCTCAGGGAATCCATTCCTCAAGGGCACACTGTCCCCGATCCACACGAAGCACTCCCATGCCCTCACCCTCTCGGGCCTCAGCGTGGAGTGTATAGCGTAGGCGAACATCTTGGGTGAGACCTCGTCGTCTGTAGTGAAGGTCCACTCAGGCTGGATGGTCCGTCCGATCGCAGCGGACTCCGGTGTAGTGACTGTGTTGAAGTAGGCTGTCTGCACCCTGGCTGACCCGTTGAAGGTGGCCAGTGTGGTGGTAGTGGGAGCAGCGCCGTCCAGTCCGTACCTCATGCGTATGGTGTGCTCTGCGTCCAGGTCTTCACAGATGATAGACACTGACAGGTATGCCTTGTCCGCGTCTGGGCTCTGTCCATCCCAGACTGAGTCTTCTATGGATGCAGTCGTGAGTATGGCAGGCGAGGCGTCATAGGCAGGGGCTACGTTTTTCGTCGGGAGTGTCCACCTGTATGAGGCAGCGACATATGCAGTTCCATCGTACAGTCTGCCCAGTCCGTATAGGTACCCTCTGTTTGCAGCTAGATGATTGATGTCTCCTATAGGTACCGTCTGCATGAGGTGGTACCTCCACTCATCTCCTATCTCCCTCAACGATGCTAGCCATGTAGTCTTGGTGGTAGAGGTGTCAGCAGTGGGTGTGTCCACTAGCATCCACATTTGTGTAGGGTCTGCTGCAAATGCCTTCGGGCTGCTACCAATGCTGCTGAGTCGTGGCTCAAATAGTATCCCACTTATATCCTCTAGGTTTATTGTGTTAAACCTTATGAGACCTTGCTGGGTCGTGGCAAGGTACAGCCACCCGGCTCGAGTAGCCCCCCTGGCGAAGTTGTCTGTTGAGACTAGGTTCTGGAAGTCGTTGGTGATGTTCTCAAACTCGTTGGCATTGGATCCATCATTGTGGTACCTCTTGTAGACGTGCATGCCGTCTTCTTTACCGATGACAATGGTATCCCAGAGACTGTAGAGTGCAGTGATACTCTTGTCGCTGCTACCCACTGTGTAGGCAGCACTCCAGTTGGAACCAGTAGGAGCGTCCTCCGTTGAGGCCACGACTGCGATGTTGGTTGGGACGATGGAGGAACGGACCTGGTTAGTTGAGTCACTCTTCCACAGCCTGTTGCGATTGATAGTGAAGTACACTGCGTCGTTGCTGACACCATCGTTGCTGCTGTACCAGGTGGTCCCTGTCCCGTATAGGTATGCGTTGCCCTCTCCCGTTGCCACATATATGTTCCCGAAGTACTCAATTATGTCAGTAGCTGCGTTGGCTGAGTAGAACACCAGGTCCCAGACATCGTTGGTTTCATTCCACTTGACGATCCCCCTCCCCACTGCAGCATAGAGGGTGTCCCCTGCCTCTGCTGTTCCAACCCAGGCTACTCCCCCAGTGGGCGTTACGCTTATGTCATCCACATGGAAGGTGTGGTCAGCTGTGGGATCGGCAGAGTTACGCAGTTCTATCCTGACACGGGAGGAGGCAGAGCTATGCACTGTGTGGGTGACAGCCAGCCTTGCCCAGGAGCTGCTCGTGGAGGCCGAACTGTCAGTGTTGCTGTTACCGTCACCAACCCTCAGGATTATCCCAGAGTCACTGCCCCCTGTGCGCTTGACCCAGACAGTCACTGTGACCTGTGTGCCCCGCCACGGTGTGACATGCCAGGCCAGGTCCTGGTACATCAGCGTACCCGCTGCACTGGATGCAGACGCCAGCACTAGCTGGTGGACATAGCTCCCTGAACGAGGTGAGGTGGTAACGATGGTGTGGGTGACGTTAGACCCAACAGTCCACCCTGTCGTCGCGTTCTGCTCTGCTCCACCATTCCGCACCAGGAAGTCTGCCGGTGTCCTGTCCATGCCGATCGTGAGCAGGTTCTCCCACCTCGGGTCACACCCGTCATTCTTGGCGTACTTGTTAGGCTCATCTGATTTCCATACAGCTTGAAGTGCCCCTCCGCTCCAGTCAGTCTTGCCCAGGACGAAGTCTACCTTGGGGTCACGGTGTGTCCATGTCAGTTCACCTGATGACTGGCGTGGTGGTATGGAGGGGACGCGAAGCTCCTGCCAACGTCGCCCTCCTTCTTCATCCTCCGCCAGTATCAGGTCGATGGCAGTGGTTGGGCTGGCAGACTCGTCGCTAGCTAGTCTAAGATCATGACTCCCACCTGGGACAACACTCATTAGTAGTCCATCATGGGTCCGAACGTGGCTACGTTAGCAGCCTGCCCGTGACCATCGGATAGTATATCTATGTCACGCTCCAGTAGTGAGACACGCTCTAGGTACTTCTTCCTAGTAGACAGGTTGACCGAGAGGAGCTGCCTCTCGAGCAGTGACTTAGCTGCCGCCTTAGCTACCAGCTCTGACTCGGGCAGCGTAACCTCCATGGTCTCTGTCTCTCCATCTAGCAGTGTGAACGGACCCTCTGCCATGATACGGAGACGTGCTCCGTGTGGCATGCCAGGTGGCAGTATCAGTGACGCCCTCTGTGAGGTGGTCGCACTAGGGAAGGACATCTCATGGCTCTTATAGAACTGCCAGTCCAGTAAGGACCTGTAGCTGCCTACATGGATCAGGTCTCCCAGTTTGCCTGACTTGTCTATACCGGGTGTCGCATACCTGATGGTAGATGGCCCGTCAGGTGCCTGCACGATAGGCCATGGGTACTCAGTTACCTGTGTGCCACTGCTGACCCAGCAGTCTGCGAAGTAGGACGTAGCCGTGGTAGCCACGGACAGCAGAGGTTTAAGGTCCGTGTCCGTCACGCTAGAGTTCAGTTCTACATTGAGTAGTTCCCAGTCTCCGTCACCGCTATGGTAGTCGCTGTACGTGATGCTGCTGCCGTTGTTCAGTCCTATCCGAGCATGGCTGGTAGTTGAGGACTTCACCCAGCAGTAGAATGTCACAGTGGACCCCTTCAGGTCGAAGAGGTATCTCCTCCACGGGTGGTCCAGCTCGAGCCTGCCCTCTGAGCCACTAGCACTGGCTAGGCCCATTGAGGTTTCGGACAGGGCTATGTTACCCGAGTCTCTCTCCCTGGTCTGAGATACCCCGGCGCCTGCGCCTATCCAGCCGTCCACTGCAGTTGTGCCTCCCCACAGCTCAAAGGACGCATTGTAGACAGGGCTTCCTACTACAATGCTCTTCATCCAGAACTCACGTAGCAGTGACCCCTGGTCAAACAGGGAGTGTGCAGCTGAGTCTATCGACTGGTGTACAGCTGTGGCAGAGAAGGGCAGCACCTCATAGGTACGCCCTGTAGGGGCAGCACTTAATGTGGGTATGAAGTTCACTGTCCCTGCCGACTGACTACTGTCTGTGATCTGTAGGTCCCTGAAGTTGGGGCTGCCATCAGATATGAACACCCAGCCCCCAATCAGCGCATCGTCTCTGTACTGCTGGAGGTCTGGGGTGTCCTTGAGCGTGTCAGTACCGGCACTAGCAGAGTCAGACGTGCCGCTGATAAACGGCAGGCCTAACTGAGCTACCGTGAGTTCTCTAAGCTGGGCTCTAGTACGTGCCATCTAGCACCTCTTGGCTCCTCCTTTAGGTCCTGGGCATCCTTTCATTCTCTTGCCTGCCATGTTAGTAGCCCGCCTTTCCCGTCAGCTTCTTCTTGGCTGCGGCTGCTTGTTTCTTCCCGGCTGGGGTGTAGGGGTACTTCTTCTTACCTACTCTAGGCATTGTTCCTCCATTGTTGTAGTGTATTCCGAAGGTCAATGACAGCATGCTTGAGCTGTGTCAGTGCCTCTGTGTTATGCGCCAGGTGGTTGTTCATCAGCTGGTCTAGTCTGTTGCTGAGATGCTTGTTGCGCTCTAGTAGGTGCCTCAGCATCATGCCGAACCCAAGGAGTACAGCCGATCCAAATACAGCGACGTCTGCGAACTGTGCAATATCCATGCCTACTCCAGTTCAAGTAGTTCAGTAGGCCAGATGGCCTTGAGTTCCTCCGGTGTATCCGTGGTCAAGTCGAGAGTCTGTGGGATGTCTCGCAGGACCTGTTTCTCCCCGGCGATACGGACCCGCTCACTGTCATCTCCAGTTTCCACTGCTCGCATGAATGACACATCTAGGCCAGCAAGCTGCTTGTTTCGTACGAGCCGTATCTTGTCCATGTGGATGCCTCTGGCCTTAGCCATGTTGACGATGATTGGCATGTTAGTCGCTCCACTCCCAGGCATTTCTGAAATAGCGGTCAGTAGGTAGGTCGGTGTCCTCACATTCCCCGACCAGAGCCAGCGCACGATGGCCAGAAATCCCAGCAGCGATGACTTCACGGGTATGTACTACTGGGTCGAAATGGCTGGTCATGTCCGTGGTGCGGCTTAGTTCAAACAGTGCCTTGGTTATTTTTAAGCCATCGGGATCCTCCCCCACAGTTTGAGTGATGGATAGTCTCCCGTCGTCTGCTGTGGTTAAATATCTCTTACTCATTACTGGTCTCCAAAATAGGCCACTCCTATGTGCCTGTTGTCGATTACATCCGAGACACCTGTTGTCCCATCCTCAACTGTTGTATAGATCGAAAAACTACCAGCGGCTACAGTATTGGTATGGGTGCCGCCTCGTTGCCCCGCCACGCTGTTGTTCTTAGACATCCCTATGAGGCAAAAATTGACAGCCGACATATCAGTGGTGATAGCAACCGTGTAATCGCCCGTCCCATTATCAGTAAGGCTTGCGATATTGTGTTGGGTTTGGATAGCAACAGTGCCTTCTCCGTTAAAGGAGATCCATGCCTTTGCCACCCCGGGGTGGTTCTGGGTGCGGCCCGGTGTCACATAGGCGGCAGTTGACGTAGCCGTTTCCATCTCAGCCTGAGTTGCAGTGAGGTAGCCGATTGCTGCAAGTCTTTGCCCACTTGCGTTGTAAAATGTCCAGCCCATGCTTACTCCCCCCATTCCCAAGCGTTGCGGAAATACTCATCTGGGGCCAGAGCATCGTCCATCATAAAATAGCCCAGGATAGTCCCATACTGTCGTCGTAGGTTATTGTCCATCTTGTAAGCGAGCCGCTTTCGGTGAACCTCGTACAGCTCATCTAACATGGCCTCAGTCCACTCGTAGTCAGGATTAAGACTCACATCCGTAATGCCACCATCCGTGCGATAGATATACATTTTGCGCATTTATTGGTCTCCGTAGCAGACACACTCAAACCCTTCGTCTACGGGGTCAGGAGTACTATCCAGCAGTTCACATTCGACTGAACCTACTGCCCTAGTAGTGTCATCAATACGTATACAATCGACGAAGGCTGCTGTATCGAGAGGAGTAAATTGAGTAATGAAATTCGTGTTTGCAAAGTTCGTTGCTATGGTCACTGTCATAACCCCTGTTGCGTCCCTCGCTGTTGAAGTGACATTTAGGCTACCGGACTTTAATACACCCCCATTATTGACCGAACAGAAAACCTTCGCCACCCCAGGCGAGTGCTTCACAAGGTCGGGTGGCACAAACTTGGCTACAGCCGTTTGTGCTTCCATCTCAGCCTGGGTAGCCTCGCTTTCTGCGTGTTGTACCAGAGACTCGCCGTTGCTGTTGTAGAACGTCCAACTCATATCTAACTCACATCTATTTCATCACCGTAGATGGTGATGGTAATCTCGCTACCTTGCTCCGCATCGCCGCCGATGATGTCGGATGCGTCCATCGTGATGATGCCGTCGAACTCAGCCCAGCCGCCCGCTGGCAGGGTCGCTTCTGGGATGATGGTGGTGGCTTCACTGTAGGTCGTGCCGGTGGTATGGAACAGCGTGAACCACAAGGCTTCCGTGTCATTGTTCACCACGGTGATGTACTTCACGATAGTCTCATGGTTGGCTGGCACCGTGTACAGCGCACCTGCCGTGGTGGTTATCTGACTCTGGTGCAGTAACTTAAAATTATCACTTGGCATGAAATCTCCTATGCAAAGAAGAACGGATTGGGTACACCGCCACCGCTTGCCGCTGCCCATGCGATGTCAGTGCCGTCACTGGTTAGAACGTAGGTTGCGGCACCCTTGGTTAGCTCTGCTGTTGCAGCACTGCCATTACCGTAGATGATACTGCCCCTAGCTATATCAGCTAGCTTCGCCACAGTTACTTGGTTGTCTGCTATGTGGGCGGTATCTATAGATCCGTCTGCGTAATGCTCTGAGTCGATCACATCATCACCGATCTTAGCCGCCGTCACAGCATCGGCGGCTAGATGTGCTGCATCTATGGACCCGTCAGTGTAGTGTTCCGAGTCAATAGCGTCATCCGCAATCTTGGCACCCGTAACAGCGTCAGCAGCAATCAAGGCTGTCGTGATTTGTAGGTTGCCTATATGTGCTGTGTCGATAGACGCGTCTGTGTAATGCTCAGAGTCAATAGCGTCGTCTGCAACCTTGGCGCCAGTTACCGCATCGTTAGCTAGGTGTGCTGTGTCGATGGAGCCGTCCACATAGTGCTCGGAGTCCACCGCGTCATCTGCTATCTTAGCCCCAGTTACCACATCGGCAGCAAGGTGTGCGCTGTCTATTGAGCCATCTGTATAGTGTTCCGAATCAACAGCATCGTCTGCTAGTTTTGCACCAGTGATAGCATCGGCAGCAATCTTAGCAGTAGTTACTTGTAGGTCACCTAGGTGAGCTGTGTCGATAGAGCCATCTGCATAGTGCTCACTGTCTATTGCATCGTCAGCGATCTTGGCTCCGGTAATTGCATCAGCAGCAATGTACCCTGACGCTATAGCCGTACCTTGCCAGACACCTGTGCCAATAGTGCCTACGGTAACCAGATTGGCAGTGGCTGTAATTGCTGCTTGTGTGCCACCAGTGACAGTAGCTGCCGTCCCCGAGGCGTTACCTGTAACATTCCCCGTCAGTGCTCCTGCGAAAGCCGGTGAAGTTAGGAGCCCACCGCTGGGGTTGTAGTGGAGGTTGCCGTCTGACTCCAGTCCGACATTCCCACCATCAGCATCAGCGCCAGCTACAAAGGTGAGTACGTTATTCTCATCCGTACTCTCGTTGTCGGTGACAGTTACGGTAGTAGCAACGGTGGCAGTAGTTACAGTTGCCGCTGCAGCCAGTGTAGTGCCATCCGCCTTATAAAATGTCCAGCTGACTCCAGGGGTACCCTTTGCCTGTCCGTCAGCTTTATAGAATGTCCACGGCATTATGAAATCTCCAAGCCCCAGATGGTGTAGGATATTTCGTCTGCAGCAGCAGCAAATCCATGGATCTCGGTAGTAGCTGACATGCAGATAGATCCACCAAACTCGGCAAACCCGCCAGCCTCAATCTCAACTCCAGGCAGGATGAGGTTTGTGTCAGCAAGGCTTGCGCTATTGCTTGTGTGATGTAGTGTCACCACGCGAGCTGTGGCTGTGTTGTTGGATATATTGATAGTCTTTACGATAGCCTCTGTGGAAGACGGCACATCATACAGCTTGGTAGTGCCACCTGATGCAGGCAGTCTTCCCTGTGCTAGCCTTTTATATACTTCGCCCATATGACCTCATGCCATGAAGAATGAAAAAACTTTACCAGCGGTGACTGTGATTGCTCCGTCACCATTTGTGACTGTAACGCCGGTCCCTGCTGTCAGTGTAGTCACGGCTGGTCCACTGGAGCCGCCAACCAGGATGTTGCCGCTGGTGGTCATGGCTGCTGCTGCTACTGTGTCTGTTCCAGAATCCTGTGTTATCAGTACAGCTTTGTCCGCAAGGGATGACGCACCTGTGCCTCCACTAGCCACCTTGAGCGTGCCAGTGCTGGAGGAGAAAGCGGCCAGGGCAACTGGGTCTGTGCTACCATCTCCAACTACTATTGCACCGTCAGCGAGCACAGCCATAGCCGTGACTGCTGAGGTTCCTGACCCTAATAAGATACCGCCGTCAGTCAGTGTGGAGGCACCAGTGCCGCCATTGGCCACTGACAGATCTGTCCCACTCCAGTTGCCGTTGTTCACACTAATCGCCCCACCAGTGGAGCTACCGGCATGGGTGTGGGTGGAGTTAGCCCATGCGGTAGCCCCAATGGTGGGTGCAGTAATGGTGGGTGAGGTTATCGTGAGTGTCCCAGAACTGGTGCTAACTTCAGTAGCTTTCTGGAACTCAAACCCACCATCTGTTATAAGGACCTGATCTGTGGCATTGACGACCAGACCCATTGTGTCGGCTGCATTAAGGTATATGCCGGTATTGGGGTCTGTCGTGAAAGATGTGCCAGGGGCGGCCTCGGCGCCAGGTGGATGAAGCGCCTGGGTCGCGGAGGTCTCCGCCCCTGCAGTTAGTTCACCATAACCTGCTCTAGGCATTTGTTCTCCTAAGCATTCGGGGCGGCACCTTGTGCCAGCATGTTAATCCGCTTGGCTATAAAGGTGTACCGCCCCGAACGTATTATTACGATCCCCTTACAAAGACCTCCGCCCACTTGAATGTGAAGAACCAGCTAGGCTGCGTGGTGCCTGCGAAGGTGTAGACCACCAGTGAGGCAGGTCCTACCAAGTAGGGTGCATAGCTGTGCCTCGCACTCCAGAACACCTGGCTGCTAGTCACAGCTCCGTCTAGGTTGTGTTCATATATACCACTGAACAGTGAGACATCAATAGAATTGGCATTGGTTGTAGGCCCGGTGTAGAAGCTGCAGCCAGAAGACGCCAGGTTACTGTCCGAGCCAGATACCGTAAACCTCATGTTCCTAGGTGTGTGGGCAGTCCCGCCTGAAGCACGTCTTACCTTGTCAGACAGTGTAGCCAGCACGGTGATCGCGCCACCTGCTACTGTGCCTCCCTGTCTAAGATCAATTTCTAATGGGACAACGCCTGTTCCGCTAGGTACATCTAGTACGAAGGCGGGAGCTGTGTCCGAGAAGGACGTCCCGCCTACCGCTAGAGCTGTCTCCCTGGCAGCATTGCTGACCATGAAGGCCCGGCCATCAAGGATAGCCTGGTCGTACCTATCAGAGACAACCAGTCCCTGATTGCCGTATTCCATTTAGCTCCTCCGTAGTTGCCAGACCTTAAAGAAATCTAAGTCGCAGTTGACACTGGCAGTGGTCCTAGTCCGTACCAGAACACTGGGGGCAAGGTTTACGCTACCAGTCTGAGAACCGGACATCACCAGAGTTTCCCCTTGCTTCCTGCCATCAGCGTTGTACCTCATGAAGTAGGCGCTGTCTTCCATCATGGCCACCACCATTGTCTGGTAGGTGTCCGCAACGGGGTAGACTCCCGCAGACTGGTCTATACTAGAAGTACCAGAGACGGATAGGGCTTGTGCAGTGGCAGCTGTACCGGCAGCAACGCCCATGGCATTCCATGAGTCTACCGTTGCTGATGTGTCATAGGCCCAGCAACAGCCGTTAGTGGCTGTCATGGAGCCAGCATCTATGACATTTGATATTGCGGTGCCGTTGGCGACGTGGTCGGAGAACCCTACCTCTAGCTTTATATTTGCAGCCGAGCTGAGTCTGTACCGAACTGCCATTACAGCATTACAGTCACCCTTAAACTGCAACGGTAGGGAGATATGACCAGCTGAATCTGAGGTGGTTCCAGTCACGTACCGAATATTCCCCCATTCATTAGCAGAAGCTGTAGGTGCGAGAACAGCCCATGCTGTCCCCCCAGATCCTGTACTAACGGTATACACGTTAGTCGTGAGTACCCCGCTCAAGAAGTCATCTTCCCACTTGCAGACATCAAAGGAGTTCATCTGGAGAAACTCCATCGAAGCTTCTGGGCTATCCCCTGAGCGGAGACGGATGTCGCTTAGATCTTGTACTATTCTATCAGCCATTATTCTCCTAGAGTGAAGCCCTTAGGTAGGCCGTGCTTCTCGATGTACTCATCGGGTATCCAGGCCTTGGTCTTCTTGTGTTTCATAGTGAACCATGCCCAGCAGTTGTACTGGTCACCATCCTCAACCTTCCATGGGTGGTCTGGAGCTAGACCCTGTACGCCATCGGGTACCCAGAGTGCCACTCCATCCTCGCTATTACCTGCTGGTTTATAGGACACCCCATACTCCGGTACCTTCTGGAAGCACGGCGCCGTCTGGAGTGTCCAGTTCAACTTTTCGTAATGAGCCACGAACTTCTCGAGCTGCTCGTACGCCTGCTTATAGAGTGTGAGCCCTTTTAGGTCAGGACGCACCATGAACATGCCGTTCCGCTTGACCCAGTTAGGCTGTATAGCTTTCTTCTGGGCCAAGCCTGTTGATGTGTGGCTCAGTACGGGAGGCATTACATGCCGTTCATGAATACGCCGTGGTCATCCCGGATCTCGATGAACCCGTAGATGGCGTGAGCAGCGTATCGAGTGGTGTCCGTGCTGATCTCATAGTGCTCGGCAGTACGCATCTCCTCTACGATGAGGGAGGCGAGAGCTTCCTTCTGCCAGATGCCATTGTCATGGCCAGTAGCGTTGGTACCTTCTACGTTCTGGGACATGTACCAGTCCATTCCGTAGATGGTAGCCTGGTAGCCAGGGTACTTGCCGTTCTTGGACAGGTTCCCTATACTGTCGTTGTACTGCCGGTTGATGTACCGTTCAACGCTGAAGAGGTTCATCTGCTCAGCAGGGGAGAAGACGAAGAATCGGTTATCCGATGGAGCGAAAGCATCTTCCAGATACTGAACCGCTCGACGGAGGTCTGGGTCCGTGAGAGGGACCGATAGTGACCCAACCGTCTGGCTAAAGCCATCCACGAAGCCAGCAGCGTCGTCATCAATACGGTGGGCTATCGCATAGCCAGCCGCCTTGGTCAGCTTCTCCATGAGGCCAATGTTGGAGAACAAGTCAGCCTCGTACTCCAGCTCGAAGGCCTGGAAGATGTGGGTGTCAGCAACAAGGCTGATACGGGAGAGCAGTCGGGCCTCATCGAAGGACACTGCGCCACCGCTGCCGCCTCCAGCCGCTGCAGACATGGCGTTCGCCTGGGTCGAGTCCTCATCTTGGAACCGATTGATACCATGAATCAGTACCCGGTCAGCACTGTCTTTTCGATCGGCCTCCCAGCGTCGGTCGAAGAAGTTGGTGAAGATTAGGTTTGATTCCCTATAATCCGCAGTCAGATGAGAGTAGATCTGCGGGATGGTGTTGGACAGATTAGTCGTATCCGTGTCAGTAATAGCCATCAATACCCCTACGCGGGAAGCGTGATCTTACCGCCCCGCAAATTTTTAAGTATCTCTTCTTTGTGTTCCGTCCAGAACTCGCGGCCCTCTGGTCCTGCCAGTGTGTTGTTGAGTCTGGATGCATCTGTTAGAACCCCGGTAGGCACCACAGATGAGGTACCTTGTGAGTCTACTTGAGAGGCTCCTGCCCGAGAAGCTAGTCTCCTCTCTACCTCGGCTTCTACTTCTACTTCTGTGGTACCAACTGCTCCGGTATGTAGTGTGTTGGCTACCATCTCAGCAGCCTCTCTAAACCTACCAGCAGACCACGTGTCTCGGGCCCTGTCCATAGTGGGATCATCCCATGAGGTCTCAGCTTCAAACAGTGATTGAGCAATCTCTCTTCGAGCCGAAGAGGCTTCAGGAGGTACTTGGACGCCACCGGCTTGGACCATATCGTCCTCATCTATAATGCCGGATTTCCCCAGGATTCTCAGCACGGCTTGGTTACCCATCGTTAGTGCCTCTAGCTGGGCCTGGATCTCGACTTGAGCTAGATTTTGCTCCATCAACGCGCGCTCACGACGTCGGGACGCTTCTAGTTTCCGCTGTAGACTCTTGTACGCCTCACTCGGAGCGTCCGCAGGTTGACCCTGGTTACTCTCGAGTTCTGTTTCCTCTGGCATATATCCCCCTTAAACAAGTGAAAGCCGCAGGTCTAGCCCGCAGCTTAAAATAGGAGTCCGTTCGGGTAGGTTTTTCTCTACCCTACTGTAGTTGATTATAGCACAGTTTTTATACATTGTCAATACTAATACAGCTTGGATCTTCCAGATTCTATCTTCTGTCGTATGGGGGAGTATCCATAGAACTTCTCAAGCTGCCTACTTAGGGCTGGATTGACCAGTCTCCAGGCATCTTTACGGGCATCGACTCTGGCCATGTATGCCTTAACTTGTGGATACCGAAGCATAAACCTCGCCCTACCTTCATTCGTCGGAATGCTGTAGTAGTTCTGTATCAACCTATACGGTCCGGTGTCCTTGCCGAAGACCCTCTCGGCCATTTCCCAGAATGGCTTGAGATCCTGTCTAGCCTTCTCTAGTTCAGCAACCAGGGGAGGTAGATCCTTATTGAGCTTTGCCCTAGCCTGCACATACTCCCAGTCGTCTGCGTGGATCTTGTTCTTGAAATTATCCTGGTGCGCTGCAAAGTTCTCTGGGATAAAGTTACCATACTCGTCTTGGAGGTCCTCCGCGCCTGTAACTTCAGCCCTATACATGTCGTAGAGTATGTCCCCTATATGACCCTCTCCGACCTCTAGCCTCCCCAGTCGTTTTACATCTAGGTCCTCTATGATCGTCTTATAAGTCACACCATTGGCATGGTGGATACCCCTGAGCCACGCATCAATTATGCCTATCTGCCTACGGAACTCTCTATGATCTATCTCTCCACTCTCAAACTTGTTAGATATACCCGTGAGTCTAGTGAAGTGCTCCTCTCTAGCTTTTTCGGTAGCATCTATAAACTCTTTGAATTTAACCCTCTCTGGGTCACCCTGGAAGAACTTACTGGTCTCCATCGACTCCTTGATCTCTAGGATATCCTCGTGCCTTTCATCTAGGAGATCAATGAACAGGACAGGTGCCTCGTCTACCGTCACAGGTTCTCCGTTAGCTATCTGTTCGTTCCTCCACTCTACCAAGTCTGGGTCTGTGTCAGTAAGTAGGTAGTTGAGTCTCAATTGGGCTATCTGCTGAGACTTAGGTAGAGGTGAGGTCCTGAGACCCACCAGCTCGGAGAGAGTGCCAAGCTTGTTCCACCCTTGAAAATCATACATGAGAGTCTCGCCCCAGAAGGGCAGGGCTTGTCGACCAAGATAGCGGCCAAGCTTGAGTTTTTCCCACGACCCGTCAGCATCCCGTAGAGGGTCGCCAATAAAGGTACGACCATTTACGATGTCTACTATAGTGCTGCCTAGGGGAGACATAGAAGACCTGGCCCATTTCATTATGGCATGGTCCTCCCAGGACAGATCCTTTATGCCACCTGGATCGCCATCGGTCATTTGATGGATAACGTCCGATGCCATCCTCATGAGAGCATAGTACGGAGTGCCTATACCTACACGCACACCACCGATCTTTGCAGTCATGAAGTCTGCGCTGGTGGTATCAAACACCTTCTTGTTATTTCCAGAGAAGTAGACCATTGCTCCCATGGCTGTAGCAGCAGTTACTAGGGAGCCAATTGATAGAAGAGCCTGTCTACGTTCTAGACCTAGAGCTACCTTCTCTCCCCCTCCAGGAAGGGGCATTCTCCCAATGCGTCTCGGAGCCTTCAGCCCTAGCAGAGATGCAGGAGCCAGAGCGGCACCTTCCCCTGCCTTCCAGATTAGGGCTGCAGTTGCCCGTCTGAGCATAGGGGCAAACATGAGATATGTACTCTCAATCTGCCTCTGGTGATTTGATATGCCAGCCCTGACTGGATCCAGTGTGCCTGTTATCTTATTGACAATGGCTGCAAGTTCCCTAAGTTCCGCGTCGTCTGTGATAAGGGGCCTAAGAGCCTCCCAGTACTCTATGCGAAGCATGTCAATAAAGGTGTTAAAGGTGTTCTCTGCCCTCTTGGTTGCAGAGCCTATGTTCCAGCCCTTATACCCTGTTGTTATCTCCCTCCCACCAACATTGAGGTACTCCATCTCGGACAGCTTCTCAATACCATACTCACCAGTAGTTTCACGAAGCGAGCTTATATTCGGAGTACTGCCGTATCTGGCCATCTCACCTATGGTAGCCGACTTTGACGAAAGGTAGTTATAGCGTACTTTGTGTCCATCCTTAGATATGAACGCCCTCATCATGTGCACACTGGCCTGGGCCCACGGAGTCTTATGCCAGGATAGGCCCTCGAAGGCTGACATGCGAAGTTGATCGGCCTTAGTTATGGACTCTCTTCCCTGTAAGATGTCCTCCTTGCGGAGTATATCCAAGTCCTTGTACTTCCGTATACCACGCTGTGCTGCTATGGTAGGAGTCATTGTTAGAAGCATGAATCCATGGATAAGAGGGACTCCTAAGTCAAAGGTAGTTGAGAGAGTCCGTACCATAGAGGACCACATAGAAGGAAGCCTACCGATACCCGTTACAGAGAAGTGCTCCGACATGTTCTCCACGTATACCTTTAGCTCGTGCATAGCCTCGGGCTGGAAGGCCAACTCAGATAGCTCCTTAGTCATCTCGTCGCCTCCTCCCATAAAGGCGTCAATTCCTCGAGGGTTCCTGAGACCTAGTGAGTCCTTAAACCTTAAAACTGCATTAGATTGGATCTCTGCTATTGCCTGTCTGATCATCTCCTTCTCTTTAAGGATATCCTGTCCACCTGGGAGACCAGCACCACCTGCCGCAGCCCTATTGACGGTATTGATCCTAGATACTAGTCCTGGATAGTAGGCTTCTGCAACTATGGCAAGTTCCATGTCGACATAGTGGCCACCTTCAAGTGCATGTATCAATTTACTGCCCGCAAGGATAGGGCTCTTCATATGACTAACGCTCTTGCCTAAATCTGGGGTACGGAGCATTGTCTCCACAAGCTGCTTATCAGCTACCCATCCATAGACACCAGTAGTCAGCTGCCTCAGAGCCTCAACAGGGTCCTGTATATACGTGGCAGAACCCGCCCCAAGAACGTCCTCCCCTTCGATCATTCCATGGGTGTACACCCTTTCCTCGAAGAACTGAGGATTCGATCCAAGTACGGGTCTGTCGCTAAAACTGGCATCCTTAGCCGCCTGAGCCTTCCTGTTTACTACATGGGGGACATAGTAGTCCCTCATCATCCCCTTGACATAGTCGTCTACTCTAAACCCCGCACGTGCTGACATATCCTGCAATCGGGCTATGGTGTTGTGGTACTCCTGGTAGAACTTTAGCTGGTCATCAGATAGTATGTAGTACTTTGCTAGGTCATGTTCGGGAGTCTCTAGAATCGTAGTCATCCTACGAGCCTCCCACTGTGCTGCATCCATGCCAGATCCAGCAGATGGCATAGTGTCCTTATGCTGCTTCCACGCTATCGTAATATCCGTCTTCGTACCAACATCCCCCACTATCGCTTCACCTTCCCTAGTAAGAAAGTGAGCCTGAGGTGGCAGATTCGATAGCAAAGGTACGCTGTCGTACACTAGCTGAACATTCATAGCCCTGCCGTACCTAGAGCTATACCCAAATAGATCAGACCCATAGTAGAAGTAGTGTAGTACCTGGTCACCCTGAGATGTGGCCCAGACACGAGCTGCTCTATGAGAGCCTAGCAGAGAGCCCATAACTGTACGAGCAACATTCTGCCCAAAGACCCACTCAAGAGGGGTCCTAAATATAGGCTTCATCCTGTTGGTAGTGAGCTGCCTTATCCTGCTATCTATAAACTGTGGCAGGTACCACTTTAAGTGATGTGGGTCCTCCCCAAACCTTGGCGCACCATTTGAGTCTGGTGGTGGTGAAGTGTCAACACCAGGATGCTTGTTATTCCACCGATCAAGATTCGAGGGCTCATCAGGACTTGGGGTACCTCCAGGAGGACCCTTACTGCCTGGGGGACCGATATCACGACCTCCCCAACCTGCTCCACCTTCTGCTCCTGCCTGGGCAAACAGCTTTTTATCAGCAGTCGTTTTAGCCATCATTGCTTGCCTTTTCAGCTCATGTTCGTACATCTCCCCAAAGGCCTTCTGAATTTCATCGTTAAAGACCCAGATGTTTGGGCCCTTACTCTGGTCCCTGACTATGAAGGCATCTCCCTCTGGCACGCCTCGTGGGCCAATAGGCCGTGTTGTAAATAGCTCCCATAGACCACGCTGGCTCACTTTTCGTGTTCTTCCCGTACTTACTCTAAGGATCTTCTGCAGTTCTGTGGTAAGGTAGCCAAGATTAGAAGGATACCCGCTCTCATTAAACTTAACTTCAAACCCTTCCTCAAAGATCTTTCTATCATTCCTAAACTGAGACAGCCTCTTTTTTCTCTTAGCCACCTTAGACCAGTTGCCGAATAGTCGTCCAGCTATCTTAGTGGCATCCCATACGTTGGTCCCAGTTACTGGTGGATGGACAATAGAGCTAGCAGGTAACTCTGCCCAGGAAGTCCACCCAGCCACAGGTTTGCCGACTTTACCATATACCTCAATCCTGGCACCTGGTATAAGACCAGCTTCAGTACCAGCTAGCTGTCCAACACGAAGGAGCTCACCCTCCTCATATCCCATAGGCAGCTGACCTGTCTTCTCTTTGGCAAGTTCCCACAGTGTGCCTTCCGCATCTGTCTTCTCTACCTGACGGAGGATGTATGTGACGTCATCGCCCTTGCTGTACGAGTCTATCAATATGTACATCTTGCCCGATTGTACACCCTTTTCAGCAGTCGCCATCGGACCAGACACTAGAAGTTGGGGCTTTATAGCTCGGGCACCAGAAGGGTCAATCCGACCTGTGTAGTTTATAACCCTCTCGCCTAGAGCTTTTATATCCTGGCTATTTACAAGGTCATTCAAAGTCTTCTCTATCAGCTCATAGAGAGCTTTAGCTTGAGTCTTGGACGGTCCTGCTGCGGTGCGACTCCACGCCAGCTCAGCCGTAGCGGCGGTATCTGCCTCGGCTCTGAGGATACTTTGCCTGGTATTTAGAAGGGACTGCATCATATTAGTGATCCGTTCCGGGAGCTCTATGTCCTGCCCCGGCCCAAAAGTGCCCTTTACCTTGCCCTCAAAACCACTTACCATTGCACTTAATTTTTCGTAGAGATTCTTACCCTGAAGAAGCATCTTATCCTTCTGTGACTTAGAAAGCTTCTTATATATGTTCCAGTCATGTGCGTTTATGGGCTGGCCAGCGTGTTCGGGTAGTCTAACTCGACCCAGGATATCCGCCCTATGGAAGTAGGCAGATGCAGCAGTGAAGCCCTCAGAGACTGCCCACATATCGGCGTATAGCTGCTTCAACCTGGGGTCCCAGTCTTGGCCACCACCTTTAGGGTGACTTTGAGCTACACGAGAACCCACATTTCTAGATTGAGGCAGACCACCACCTGGAACATCCGTAGAAGACTCAAGGAACTCGAAGATCTCTCTAGGAGTCTTCATATGGACCAGCCCGAGTAACTCGCTCTCCGCCATATTAGCATTGTACCAGATCTGCTCTAGCACACCACGTTCAGAGGCCTGTCCTACAGCACCTTTGTGGTCCGTGCGTATGCCCAATCTCTGGAGCACTGAATCATTAACATTGCCAAGCAGGTACTTTTCCAGGTCTAGGTTTGTAGGGTTTTCTCCAGCAAAGCCCGCCAGAGCCTCATCGAAAGCAGGTACGGTGCCTCCTAGATTGTCTACCAGTCTCTTTACAAGTGACTCCTGAGTGACCATCGAATCTATAGCCATCCGGAATCTATTTAGCGCATCATAGTCATCTTGGTGTATGGGCCAGGGCCTGAACGGCTTCTTTCTACCAACTGTATTACCCTCTGCCTTCCACTTCCTCTTACCAGCATTATCTAGACCTTCGTACTCTGCCTTGGACCTTGCTCGACTAGCTATCTCAAGGTTACGATAGGCTGACTCTTTAGTCTTTTTGAACTGAGGGTCCTTCTCTAAGGTAGGACGCCACAGCTTGTACTGGCCTTTAGACGGGGGTGTGGCGTGGAGTATCTGCCACAGAGAACTCATGTAGGCATTCCACTTTAGAGTAAGGTCCCTTTCAGATGCGCGAGTCGCCTGCCCTCGATTAGGAACTTGAAGATTAGTGTTCCAGTCCCAGAACCTAGTCTCGATCAATTGACCAGATCCATCCATATCCTCTGCATGCCGGGCCGCTACGTCACTCTGGTATATAAGTTTCTGGATCTGCTCTGCGAACGCCTCCTCAGTAGTGGAATACAGGTGCTTACCTTCCAAGCTGACCAGGATCGACGCGGCTTTAAGTATGTAGTGCGACAACATAGTGGTATCAGCCCCTGCTTTGTGACCCATGTAGAGCTGAATAGTGTGTATATCATGGCCGTCCAGTAATGACTGTGTAGCGAAGTAGTCACGGAGTGACCCTCTAGTGAGCTCAACTCCCTGGTTCCAGGCACTTTCCCCTAAACGCTTGTTCAAGCCTGAAATGTAGCCAGATGAACCTGTCTTTGCATTATATCTAATCTCATTCCAGTTAGCGTTTAGGAACACTGCGTCTGTGATCATAGAGCCTTCGGCAGTAGGGTGTAGGGGAGCTACGGCATTCCTTCCTTGTTCTTCTCTTACTAGCTGTGAACGAACAGGCATGTTACTTGGATGCCAGGTAGGCACCGTTGTCTCCCCACCGTGAACACCCTTAGACACCACCCTATTGATGACAGGGGCCTCAGGGCCGAATGCCCATTTCCAAATGAACGCAGCGGCTCTAGGGGAGATATGTCGATAGGTGATAGCCCCGTCGTCCCTACGAAGCTTGAGTTTAGGAGTCGGTGCTGGCCCAAGACTGGGATTACTAGGAGCCCTTAGGAACCCACCGTCAATTGCCGTTAAATCCGACATTAAGAGACGACCTAGATCTCTACCACGCATCCCCGTAAGAACGTATACTGTGGAGTTGATCCTATCAGATAGATACTCTAGACCTTTGATAGAAGCATGTATATTCTCAGGGGAGAGATTGGAGACTGTGTGCATCTCAAAAGGATCATAGTCTTCTGTCCCACCCTTGGATGGAGTCAGACCGTATTCACCACTTCGCTCGTCCCACTCGTGTGACATGTATTCCAGGCCCTCGGATAGAAGAGACTCTGCTTCTTCTTCCTCGACCACATCCCATGCCCTGTCTTCGCCATCCTTGCCTATATAGTCTATGTTAGGTGGATCACCTTCTGGACGGGCAGGAGAATGAGACCAGTCCCATTTGCCAGTAAGACCATCCTCATATTGACCTAGCCACGCATCTTCCATAACAACAGGAGGGCCCTTTGGGACAGCATCAATCTCAACGGAACTAGTAACCTCTGTAGCATCCTTTACTACTTGATGACCTCGTTCAAAGATCCCCGTTAAAGGGAAGCGAGGAGTCGGGAATTGCCACCTACCTATGTCAAACTCTGTTTCTTGGGCAGCAGCGTGAGCAGCCTCTTCCAGACTATGTGTCTGCTCACGTTTGGCTGCCTCCATAGCCTCTTCACTGAAAAACTCCTCAGGCTCGTGGGGAGTTTCACGACGTGGATCTTCAGGAACAGCCCTACGCTTCTGCCCAGTGAGAGGGTCTATGCTGGCAGGGTGTAGGCCTTCCCGTGCCGAAATAAACACAGGGTTCCCATTCATATCCCAGTGGGATATGGTATCCCCGTAGTACGCAGACGAGTAGAACTCCCCCACTGTACCAGTAACGCTGCCATCAACATCCTTAATATGAGGATAGCTGGCAAACTTGTAGGCATAGTCATCCGGCTCCAACCAACGAACTACATCAGGAGGTAGCCGCCTATCTGCCCTAGCTATAGCCGCCTGTGATTGCTCATCCCAGAAGCCCTGCACAGCATCCCTCATGTGCCTGCCCCTGCTCTCCATAATACGTCTTTTAACAGGGTTCTTAGTTAGCTTAGCCTCCTGAAGTACTCTCTCAGACTCCTCGTGCATCTTCCAAGGATCAGTAATACCAGTCTCTTCCATGAAGTCCTTGTAGCCTTTTAGTCGAGCCGTGCGTATAGGATTACGGGCCTTAACGTATCTAGCTGCAGGCCTAGTCGCAGGGGCAACCAGTGTACCCACAGGCCTCAAAGCCGCCTTTATAGGCTTGGCAAAGACCCAACCAGGAACTAGATTAAGGGGGTCCATTACCACTTCAGCAGCAAACTTGACTCCCCAAGGAGCGTCGGTCTCATGCCAGGCGTCTCTCTGGGCTTTAATGTTATCCATGTTCCAGAAGTCAGGTCTTAGACTTGATGGATCTTTTATAGCATCTATAAGAAACTGAACACTGCCAGCAAAGGGCAGCATTGCCAGCTTCGTATCGGCAGGGGCAGCCAGACCGTACTCCTCTCTCTTCTCTTTAAGCAGTCTCTCGTACTGCTGCTCACCTCGCATGAAGCCCTGGACTATGCCAAGAGCAGTAGAGGGCACAATTGTGCCAAGGGTATCCAAAGCAGCTAGTGTACTCTGACCGGCCCTTGTGCCAGCAGCCCAGGCTACCCCCTGTATACCCTGAGAGATACCAGGAGTACGAGCAAGGGCCCTACCAGAGGCATAGACTGCCTTCATGAACCAGTTCTTGGCATCCTCTTTCTCTTTATCAGGGGCTAGAGCTACAGCATCGGCGCCCTCTCTGAGCATGTCAGTGGACTGTTCTATAGACTTACCAGCAAAGTCAGACTGTGTACCGGTAAAGGGAGGAGACTTGAACAGATTGCTCTCAGCCTCCTCCTCGACCATGAACCGTAGATCTTCCTTAGAGTAGTCCAGTATATCCTTGACAGGAACAGGAACATTCTTAGATGTCCGGAAGCGTTTAATCGTTGCCTTTTGACGAAGTTCCTTTTCAAGCCTAGACTCTACGGTAGGAAACTGACCTGGACCAGGACCAAACGGGCCTATAGGAGCCATTACCTAGCACCTCCAGTGCCACCCCAAGAATACCCAGGCATTATAGTGCCGGGTGCCTGTTGACCCATGCCCCACTGCACTCCCTCAGGTGTCATGCTGTTCCTCAAAGATGCCTCAGTCAGCGCAAGACGCTTGTCCGTAGGACTCAACACTGCCATTAGCTGCTCTGTAGGAAGACCTAGATCTGAACCATCCATTATAGGGAGCTCAGATAGACCAAAATCTATGTCCAACATCTGCTCTATGACACCGATCAAACCTGTCCTAGAAGCTACTAGATGCTTAACTGGATCAGATATGTAGTCCTGTATGAAGGTCCATTTCGTCATCTCCTTTTGATTCTCAAGTTTGAGCTTCTCAAGGTTTATTAGGTCAACGTGGTTCTTTCTAGCAGCTGCAATATTCGCACTGTTTATGGCTTCGTCCTTATCAGACTGGATCTGCATTCGCTCAGTCTCTTGCAGCATGCTTGTCTTCTGAAGAGCCTGGAGTCCCATGGTAGCCTCACGCTGCATTGTCTGAGACATCTCCGTTACGGCCATCTGTCTACTTACTAGAGTCTGTTGGGGGCCATCTGGGCCATCAAAGGTGCCTGTTATCTCCATGTCCTGCTGGGCCTTTAGTGCGTCAAACTTCTGCCCCTCTAGAGTTCTATTCTTACGAGCCGTATCCATGTAGCCGGACATCTTCTGCCGGGTTTCCTCTATTGTAGCATTCCACCTACTCTGCTCTGTGTCAGCTTGTGTCTGTGCTGTGGTTGCTGCCGTCTGTTGAACGCCAAGTCTCAGCCCCTGCTGCCTCTGCTCCTCTTCTAACCTAGCTGTATCTGCTGTAAGCTGCTGCTGGGCTAGAGTTGCTGTCCCTAGTCCGAACTCACCGCCAGGCCACCTACCTGTTGTTTGAGCCTGTGCAAGGTTCCTCTGAAACCTAGCCTGACGTTCCGATTCTTCCTGCTGGAACGTCTTGAGCTGATTGGTGAAATTCATGTCTTGTAGAGCTACTGACTTTTCCATCGCTGCGACAGTCTCTCTAGAGATATTGTCCATCTCTGCTATATCTTTAGACGTTACATTTCCCTGCCTTGCTCTGTGTTCAAAGCTCTCTTGTGCAGAGTAGGCTAGCATGATCTGCTGCAGAATAGACGCCTTCATACCAGCTTCTGGGTCAGTGCTTGGGTCCAGCTGTGCTATCTGGTCCCTGACAGTATGAGACTTACCACCAAACGACATACCAGCAATGCCCCCAGGCATGTCATCTGGCTGACCTCCTCCTGCTCCAGGACTAGCACTTCCCGCCCCATAGCTAGGGGCTCCTTCTCCTAGACGAGCTGCTTCTGCAGAGGCATAGGGGCGGTTAGTATATGGGTCGTATCCCCATGGAGCCTCCTTATTGGGACCTTGATAACCTTGTCCCCCCTCTCTCGGGACTACGTGGCCTCCACCAGCAGTAGCTAAAGCACCCCAGTCTATACCAGCTAGAGCCTGTCCCATCTGACCGCCCCACTGCTGGAACTGCTGGCCAGTGTCTTGAGGTGGAGGCTGTGATGGTGGTGGAGTTTTCTCAGTAGGTGTAGAATCATCGGCATAGGCCGTACCAGGGGCAAAGGGACTCCACCCACCACCACCTTGAACGTAGTTACTGGCTAGCTGTGCACCACCCGGAGGGGTAGCGACATCTGTAGCAGTAGCGGTCGGGATAATGCCCCTATTAGGTCCTTGATTAGGGTCGGACGTGTCTCCTAAGTCAGTCGCTCCATATCCACCCCCCATGCTTCCACCGGGAGCTCTCCCTTCCTGAGCAGCATCATATTGGGCCCGTTGCTGGGCAGCTTGCTGCCTCCTCTGCTCATCCTGCTGCTGCTGCTGCCACGCTTTTTGATAGACATCCATACCAGTGCCGGGTAAAGACTGAGGATCAACCCAGTCCTCTTCAGCAAATTGGCGGTCTGTAGCCTCTTTAGTAAAGGCGCCATAACCTCCAAAGTCATCATCTCCGTAGTCTACTGTAGTGCCAGGAAAGGAGGCACTACCAGATCCAGGCCCAACACCACGGTGGTCTACGCCAGCAGCGGGTCCTCCCATGGTAGTCAGATATCCCCACTGGCCAATATTTTGCTCATTCCCTTCGTAGTTCTTTAAACGCCAAAGAAAGTCAGGTGTAGACTCCCCCTTTTGTCGTTGTGGGCCCGTCCTGAGATTTTCAGGGACAGGCCCTACTGGAGCTGCAATAGTTCCTCTAGTATAATCTGGTCCTTGTTGCACTTGTCCCCCATCTGCTCTAGTTAGTATTGGCCTTACTTCCGGGGCATCACGCTGGTAAGTCTGGGCACCCGATCCTCTCGGAGCATAGACGTTTGCTAGCATATCCTCTTTGGAGCCTCTGGGCGCAACAGCACCAAAGCTATCGAGTGCCGTAGTCCCTCGCAGATCATATGATGGGATGTAAGCTCCAGTTCTAGATGCCTGATCAGTCACTCCAGTCTGTATAAGATTTTCAACTACAGCTGGAGAACCCCATCTCCCAAAGTCCGTATTGAGCTTCCGGATCTCCTCACTTACCATCCTGTAAGTGTCTGCAGCCTCTTTCGCAGGATCTGGGTCAGATAAGCCAGCACCTGCTCTAATGGATCCTATCTCTTGAGACATAGACCGCATCATAGATGCCTGTGCCTGCGGAGTAAGCTTTCCTGTCTTAGCGAAAGTTGGGTCTTTACCCATAGCACCACTCAGGTACTTAGCGTAAATACCTCTTGTGCCACCCTTGTTGGCCATCGACTTGAGATTCGCTGCGGCTTCTGCCTTTTTCTCTTTTGCGTCTCGGTCTTCGTTAGCCTTTCTAGCAGCTGCGCTCAGTTGAGGGCCTGCAAGTCGTGCTGCCTCCCTCCTCTGCTGCTCAGCGACAGAGACGGTCTCGAGATACGTCCCACCCTGTCCATCGTCATGTACATACGTCTTCGCACTGGGTGCAGTCCTAGCATATGCAGCTGCCACCCTTCCTGCCCCTATTGGCACTGTCTGAGAGGCGAGTCTCTTAGCCCGTATCGCATCGTTAGCTGCCTTCTGCGCTAGTAGCTTGAGCTCATACTCACCACGCGAGTTTCTACCTGGATCATCAGACTCATTGTAGCCCTCCTCCCATGAGGGTCGGTCTCTATCTACCATCCTCTACTTACTCCTTATCTGCCTAAGAAGGGACTCAAACACACGTAGGGTCTTCCTAACCTGTGTAGAGAGAGATTGCACAGTATCCAGGAACTTGACAATCATGCTAGTAAGCCTCCAGGAGGCATAGCCGGGCCAGGAACACCACCCATACTAGGAGGGCCAGGTGGAGCGCCCATGCCTGGAGGACCCCCCATGTCCGGAGGGCCACCCATACCAGGCGGGCCTCCCATTGGAGGACTTCCAGGTACGCCACCAGGAGCATCCATTACACCAGACGTAATCTCAGACACAATGGCCATAGCCTCCTCTCTAGAGAAGCCAAACGTACTATTAAGAATCTCAACTAGCTCTTGGTGGTCAGGTGGAAGAACCTGGCTAGGTGAGGGGGGAGCCTGCCCCTGTAGCTCTGTGAGAAGAGTCCTAATACCTTGAGGCCCCTGTGTACGGTCTCGAAGAGCACCTACAAGAGCCTCTCTGGGGAGTTGCCCAGTTGTATACTGCTGGAACAAAGTGACAAGGTCGCCAGAATTAGGCACAGGCATAGGACCATCAGCCCCCGGTCCAGGCCCCATTTTAGGCATAGGAACTCCCCCTGAAACAGGAGGGGGACCTGGGGGAAGAGGTACGCCATCTGTTGATGTTCTATTAACCATCTATAAAAGCCTCATTATCTGCTCTTCGTCCATAGTCTGCTGAGCATACTGGATCATCTTAGTATTGCCCCTGGCAATCTCCTCTCGGATCTGTGCAGGAGTCAAAGTAACACTAGTAGGGCCAGAGAATAGTTGGTTCCTAAGGATGCTCTTAACCTTAGCTGTCACTCCCGAAGCCCGTACTACAGCTTTACGAGTCACATCTGAACCATATTTACTACCTTTCTCTGCCATTACTTACTCCCCGAACGATCTGGTAACTCTTTGGTAGATGTGTAGGCTATCTTCTCCAACTGTGCTACCGACATAGTACTGCTCGTAGGCTTCCCCTTCTTCTTGAGCTCTAGTTGATTTAGTGCCCAATTAACTTGAGCTTTTGACACACCTGACATTACAGGCCTCCTATAGCCGAACCGCGACCTTCGCGGGCTAATCCTTCCCTACCAGGGACATTAGTACCAGAAATGGTTTCTGCCTCCCTTCTAGGGGCCCCAGCTATCTCCCCTCCTCCTACTCCACTGCCTGCCATTAGACCTCTTACCGCATCCCCCATCTGGTCAGACTGGGTATTCTGCTGTAAATCAGCAAGTGCAGCCTCTGAGAGTACCCCTGATGCCACCAGCTGGGCCAGCACAGCCTCACTGATGACCAATACGTCTTCATCATCTGGGTCATCTACTATACCTTTCATGTAGCGATCCATGAACGTATGTCTGCTAATTAGGGGCAGACCATCAGCCCTATCACGACGTAGAGCCAGACCAGAAAGCATGCGTCTGTCATTCTCTACAGGATCTACCGACTCAAACTCCACACGGAAGTTATAGTGTTTAAACTTGGACCCAGTGGCCATGCGCTCCTGGTGGTCCTGTTTACCCCTTATATTCATAGACAGGCCCAGCTCACTCATCTGGTGAGCCATACCATTCAGTAGATCCGTGCCCATGGAGTTAAGGACCCTCTTAACAGGAGATATCATCTTGAGAGCCTGTCCCATGAGGATGGACTGGTGAATACCAGCATCTACACCCTCTGGGCGCTCTGTAAGGGCTGGAGAGGCCTTCTTATAGATGTTGCCCATGATCTCCTGCAGGAACTGGAGCATGGCAGGGTTTGGAGAGGGTGTCTCCAACCACTCAGGTTTACCCCGAGCAGGGTCATACTTTATAATCGACCCAGCTCCAACCATAAGTTGGCGTCTAACCTTTCTTGGGTCGTCTGTGGTAAGTAGTCTTGGGTACGCGTGGAATAACCACTGATGTGCCTGGGCGGTCTTGATTCGTATTTCCTCTTCCAGCTCTCCGACGATGCTGCTGAGAATACCAACTGCAAGGTGTGCAGGATCGCCATCATAGTTGGACCTACCCAAACCGCTAAACTCCCAAAGGTACGGGACAATCCCGTATGGATTCTTGGTCTCGATAATCCTGATACCGTCAGCTTCGACAATATAATGTCCGTCCTCTTTCTTTTCTCCGTTTCTATATATAGGGGCAGACCAATACTCCAGCCACTTGACTGGGCGCATAGGCTTGTCGACTCCCCTCTTTGTGAGTAGCGGGTCATGCCATGCGTCCCCATATTGAGTCCTTACGTCTATAGCTCGTCTCTGTTGTACCTCTAGGACATAGTTTAGAGGACGCCTGCCTCCAGGTGATGGGTAGACAGAGGCAGGGTCTATAGGACGAACTATGAATGGGAATGACATCTTACGAGCTGCAGGAGGTAGAGAGCTAGCCTCTGGGGTCACAAGGACCTGAGGATCTACTATGAACTTGAGGCAAGCTGCTCCAAGCATGAGCTGGTCATGTACGACCTGCTGTATAGGATCTGAGATGTTACGTCGGGAGATCTCCCAAAGACAGGCTTCTCCCCAGAGCTCCATGAGAGTCTTCTCTTGAAGAGCAGCCTCAGACCTACCCACAGCCTCAAACTCTACACGAGGCTCATCTGTGCGTACTTGGTCTCTGAGGTTATCTACAATAAGGTTGGCCGTGGAGCTTTCGTGCACAGCCATACCAGCGGGCACCTTTACAAGCCCCTTGACATCGTGATGGTAGAGCCTTCGGTTCCGGTCCATCTCGGTAGTCATGGTGGCGTAGTACGAGTGGAGATCAGTTTCTAACTGTCCTAGGTCATCAGGTTGCATTATCGCCTCAGGAGCTCATCAAAGATATTATCCCCGCTATCTGGGATCTCGTCTAGATAGGAACTTAGATAGGAGTTGTCCATAGAGTCCTCGTCCCCATCATACTCCCACCATCTGTCAGAGGACTCAGGACGAGAGGTTCCAAAGTGGTGCACAAGCCCATAGGCCAGGGCTTTAGCGGAGTGATCATTGGCATGTTCGGGGGTGCCGTTTCTATGCCTCCAGATATGGATCCCAGGTAGAGGAGACTGTCCTCCACCTAGCTCACAGATTAGACCAGTACAGGTTGGGTTTATAAGGAGTCTAGGGCGCCCTGTAGCAGGATTGACCTCCAGAAGACTCCGTACACGCTCTATGCTATCTTGGACAGCCACCTTCTGATGGTTGAAAGACAATCCTGGATCGTCGTTCCATGCGTCCCATGCGCTGGGGTTTCCCATATGATGTTGTGTTCCGCCAGTATCCATAACATGCGTGCCTCGTGCGACATCTTTCCACCATACCTTGGCCGTACAGGCCTTTACGATTTGAACATGTGACCAGTCCCGGACGTATACTTCATCTATTACACAGACCTCATCATTCAAGAACTGAACGGCGAGTACAGCGTAAACATAATTCCCAGGATCAATAAATAGATGTACAGGAGTACGAGGACTGTAAGCGACATTAGCCACCACCGTCTCAGCGTTAAACTCAGGGAAGATGGCATCTGCAGGGGGCAGAAGGATACCGCCATGACGTCTCATGAAGCGGTCACGTGTCATGGATGATTCAAGCTGCCTTATAGCAGCATCCTGACGTCCCCCAGGGAAGACTGAGCGGTTCACCCAAGAAGGCATACTGTATGACTTAACACCAAGCTCGTTGGGCATCTGCCCGAACCTGATGTAGTCAGCAAAGTCGCCTAAGGCATTCTCAGGAGACCCGCTCAGCCAGCACCAGGAGTGTGGACGGCGCCGGGCTAAGCGACCAAAAACTCGTTCCCAAAGTTCCTTGGTCCACCGAGAGACCTCACACCCTAGTATACCTGTGGGCTCTTCACGACCGACCTTGAGAGGGTCGTAGCCGCTGATGAGCTTGAAGCTTTGCTTGTGGCGGAGAGTGGTCAGTATACAGAACTGGTCGTGGCGGGCTGGTGTGGAAGTGTTCTGTGAGTCTATATCCTCGAGCTGGTCCATCCAACCTACGAGGTAGTTGTCGTCGCCCTTGGTACCCATTTCCATGCGGGCATCTTCATAGTCGGCGCCTACAAGCCAGTAAAGGTCTCCGTAGGTCTCACCCGAGGTCTCGGACTCTAGGGCATCGTGGAAAGCCCTACAACACATGTAAAGGCTGCCCAAGAAGCTCTTACCGCTACCCTCCCCTCCGCAGACTACCTTGTAATCTGCATCGTCGTAGAAGATGTCAGACTGTTCTTGTTCAAGGACAACACCTAGTTCCTTGAGTATCTGTTCAGCAGTGTCCTGCCAGCGCATATTAGTCCTTGCTTGTAACCGAGACTTCTTCCTTCCCGTTCACGTTCACCTGAACTGCAGCCGCTATACGGGATGCTCGGGATTCACGCTCATCATCGTTAAGGTTCATGCCTAGTTTAGCAGGTAGGTCCAATAAATGCAAGAGGACCCTCGTGTCGCCCTTCTTGGCGAGATCAAGAGCCACCTCTAAGAGAGACTCATACTCATTAGCTAGTTTGAAGAGACCGCCCCGGATCGCTAACCTGAGCTGAGCTGAGAGACGTTTAGCCTCCGCCAGCTGGACCGCGAGTTCGGGCGGGCGCCCTGCACCGGGACGTCTCCCCCCGCGCTTGAGTGTAGGAGCTTCTTCTGACATTATTCATAATTATACCACACCCAGTGGGTAATGTCAATGGGGGTCGCAAAAAAGTGACGGTGACTAGAGGGGGGCCCGCACTGGCACCTGTTCCTAATTAATGGTGTTTTTCTTGATATTTCTATGGGGAAAGTTGTGTATAGTCACCGTCAGAATATTGCGAGGGGGGTTGACAAAGTGGTATTTTCATGATTTTACACCCAGGCGGCGATTTCCCAGGGCGCAACGCGGCAAATAGTAGTCAAAATCACCCCAATCCGCGCAATCAGCCCATGCTAATGCGGCGATATGGCTCTATTTTAATCAAAATTAACGAGATCCTCCCCCGTTTGAGCCTGACGGGAATTCATAGGCGCAATTCGTCACGAATCGGTCCATTTTGGGCCAGATCGCGATAATCAAACGAAAAATAGGGGTAGGAGGCACGGCA